TGACGGTGAGAGTGGAAGAGTAAGTGCTTCCAAAGCGTTAGCTCTTCCTCATGTCCAAGCGTATATGATGCAGAGGATTAGAGACGAGCTGGGGACGAGAGCTACTCTGGCTCTCTCAACGGTTACGAACCTAGCGCGGACTGCCAAGTCTGAGTATGTCCAGCTCGAAGCGTCCAAGGATTTGCTAGACAGAGCAGGATTGAAGGCGCCAGACAAGCATATGCATCTACACGCTGGCGATATTAAGGTTGAGATTGATTTAGGCTGATGGGGGAGGGGGAAAAATGCGTTGCCGTAAGTTTGCAAGTGGTCCCATTCACGAATTATTCCTTCTCAAGGCTCGTAAAAAAAAGTATACTCCATTGAAGTCAAAATATATTTTTTAGCCAGAGGTGCGTCTATTGGCATATGATCCAAAGCAAGCTCTAATAATTCAAGAAGGTTTTGTTCCTTCCTTTTACTTTGATCACTTAAAAAAGCTGACCATTGGTGTTGGGCATCTCGTTCAGAAGGGAAGCCCCTACTACGAGGATAAGACTATTCTTAAACGCGCCAAGGCTCTGCTGGCAGAAAACGGCGGGGATATTAAAAAGACCAACGCCCTGCTTGCGAAAGACCCTTTCTTTCAAAGACCGAAGGAAGAGTTAATGAAGGTGTTTGATAAGGACTATGCCTATATGGAAGGCTTGGCCCGTAAGAACTACCCTGGATTTGACGAGCATCCCCAGAATGTTCAGGACTCCTTAGTCAACATGACCTTCCAGCTAGGCAATAAACCTACACGCTGGCCTAGTTTTAACAAGGCTTTGAAAGCCAAGGACTATGAAGAGGCCGCATACCACCTTGCTGACAGCGATTGGTTTGCAGTCCAGACCCCTAATCGTGCCGCCGCAGTCATTGACCGCCTTGCTTATGGCACTGAGTATGTTGAGCGGCCAGGGGAACAGAATGTTAATCGGACTTATATGCGTGATAACGTGCAGAAGCGGGTAAGCAAAAATCCGAAACACTTCCAAAACATGAAAAAAAGTGGTAGTCTTGGCGAAGAAGAGACCTCACCCCTGGGCAATCTATTCGATAAGGCATCTGATACAATGAGCAACTTGCTAAACAAAGCATACAACACAGTTGATCTTGCTGTGGCAGACGAGGGTCGCCTTACTAACAACAATGTTCCTCCTGAGTTGGTGGCGTATTTGCGCAGAGGTTTAGCTGACAATCCTGATGCTGTTTTTGTTAAGGATGGAAACTTTCCTATTCCTCTTCCAGAATATTTTGATAACGCAAGGTTTGATGGCTCGCGTGTTGTGTTTGATGATCTTATTGATATTGAGATTCCATTAGAAGATTATAACGCAGGGGATATTCCAGAAATAGAGTATGAGGATAACCCTTTGCTAGAGGTTGCCCCGTTAACTAATCGGCGCAAAATGCGACTAGACGCAGAGCTTGATCGTATTTATTTTGGAGAGCCCTATGGCTCGTGATCCTAGAATTGCAAGAGCTGGCGTAAGAGGCTTTAATAAACCCAAGCGCACACCTAACCATCCAACAAAATCTCATGTTGTGGTTGCAAAGGTAGGTGATAAAGTTAAGACTATACGATTCGGTGAGCAAGGTGCTTCGACTGCTGGAAAGCCCAAAGCAGGAGAGTCCGATCGTATGAAAGCAAAGCGCGCAAGCTTTAAGGCGCGTCATGGAAAAAACATTGCCAAGGGTAAGACGTCTGCGGCATACTGGGCTGATAAGGTTAAGTGGTGAATTAAATGGCTAGAGAATTAACGGCAAAAGAAATAGAAGCTCGTAAAATTGCGAGAACCGAAGTGCGAGGTCGCAGGGAGGCGAATACCCCCGATAGAGCACAATATCTTTCAGAGGGTGAAGTAAATGATGATCCTTGGTACAACAACCGAAGAGACAAGCGTTTCCGTAAACGCGCTGATGCAAAACAGAACAAGGGCGCCAAAAACGCAGCTGAAATGAACGCAAACGCAAGGCAAAGAACCCTGCGGAGTTTGGTTAAGAGGGCTTCTGACATTAAGAATTTAACAAGTTCTGACATTAAATCAATTAATTCTTTGGCAACATCAGCAGCAAACGACTATAAAGGCACTACTAAAAAAGATGAGTTTGCAAAAGTGTTAAAAGCTACTCCTGTTTCTAGAAGCCTTCTTTCTATTGTTGCTCGTGGTGCTCCAGTTATAGGGGCCGTTGCTGCCATGAATGAGTTGCGTAAGGTTCACAAAGAGATTACCGACAATCCAAAAAGAACGTATGGTAGCCAAACACTTCTTGATATTTTGATGAAGGACTAATAATGAGCAAGCTTTATAAAATTGATGGCGCCGAGTATATCGGTAAAGACACAGTAAAAACACCAGATGGTCGTTCACACTCAGGAAAAACTTTTAATCCTGATAGCGAGCGTTTGTTTACTGTGGAAGAGCTTTCAGATCGCGGTATTACTGCTCGCGCTCATGTCCCAGAGAAGCGCGTAGAAAAAGTTAAAACAAAAAATACTCCCACTTCTTTGCGCAAGCTTGGTGAAGAAAGCACAGACTAAAAGGTGTTGCAAAAAGACACGCAAGTATCGCAGCTAGGAGTAAGCTATGAGTTTCTTACATACAATCAATCAGCGTGAGCGCGATATGCTCCGCACTATTGTAAAGAAGGTGCATATGAAGCACCATCCAAAAGACTTCTGCACCGACTATGAGGCAGACAAACTAATTGCCACTATTGCCCCAGACACCGTTGAGAGACTTATCAAAGTAGGAACGGACTGGAAACTTGACAACATTTAAGTATAAACCTGACGGAGAAGTTCTTAAATCCTTTATGAAGGATGATACTTTCTTTCGTGGTATTCGGGGGCCTGTAGGCTCTGGCAAGTCTGTTGGCTGCTGTATTGAAATCTTTCGTCGCGCTCTTGCGCAGGAACAAAACGAGGATGGTGTGCGCCGATCGCGCTGGGCTATCATTCGGAACACAAACCCTCAGTTAAAAACTACTACGATTAAGACTTGGCTTGACTGGTTTCCTGAAGAAACCTGGGGTAAGTTTCGCTGGGAGGTTCCGTACACTCACCATATCAAACGCAAAGATTTAGACTTAGAAGTTATCTTTCTTGCTCTCGATAGACCAGAGGATGTAAAGAAACTACTGTCCCTTGAGTTGACTGGCATCTGGATCAACGAGGCTCGCGAGCTACCCAAATCTATTATTGATGCGTGTACTATGCGTGTGGGACGTTTTCCTTCTATGCGCGAGGGCGGCCCCACTTGGACTGGAGTTATAGCTGATACCAACGCTCCAGAAGAAGATCACTGGTGGCCTATTATGTCGGGTGAAGTTCCTGTGCCAGATCATATCTCTCAAGAAGAGGCGCGTATGTTGGTTGCTCCAGACAACTGGAAGTTTTATACACAGCCAGCGGGTATGGTTGCCGTAAAGGATGGCGATGGCAATGTATTAGACTATGAGCCTAACAAGGAAGCTGAGAACCAAAAAAATATGATGTCAAGCTATTACCCGAACCTTATCCGTGGTAAAACTAAAAGTTGGATTGATGTTTATGTAATGAACAAGCTTGGTCAGATTAATGAAGGAAAACCTGTTTATCAAATGTTTGCTCCAGATATGCACGTTGCTAAAGAAGAAATTCCTGTGGCCGCTGGTGTTCCTGTCTTTATTGGGCTGGACTTTGGCCTTACTCCTGCTGCTGTTTTTGGTCAGCGTGTTAGGGGGCGTTGGTTACTTCTTCAAGAAATTGTAGCGTTTGATATGGGCATTGTGCGGTTTGCCGAGCTTCTTCGCACAGAAATAGCAACTCGGTATTCTGGCTGCGATGTGAACATCATTGGCGACCCTGCTGGTGACTTCAGGGCACAGACCGACGAGAGTACCCCATTTCAAATCTTGCGGGGTGCTGGGCTAACTGCTCGCCCAGCTTCAAGCAATGATGTGTCTCTTCGCATTGAGGCTGTTGCTGGAACGCTAAACAGAATGGTAGATGGCAAGTCTGGCCTGCTTATTGACCCACGCTGCAAGGAGCTAATCAAAGGCTTTGAGGGTGGTTATGGTTATCGTCGTATGCAGGTATCAGGTGAACGCTTTGATGATAAGCCAGACAAGAACCGCTTCTCTCACATACACGATGCTTTGCAATACTTAATGCTTGGGGGTGGCGAAGGCAGAACCGTTCTAAACCAGGGGCAGGTTGCAAGGCCATTTACTATGAAGCGAGAGTTTGATATATTTACTCGTAAGCCTAAACAGGCAAAACAAAGTTTTTGGAACAGGATGAAGTGATGGTTACTAGAGCGCAAAAAATTAAACAAAGGTATGGGCTTGACCAGTCCTTGTTTTCAGAGGCCGAAGCTTCTGGCGTTGACCCAAGAACCGTTGAGTTCTTAACAAAAAAATCAGAAAAGATTCTTAAAAAAGCTTCTGCTAAAGGTGTTCG